CCAAGAAGTAATGGGCGGCGTCCCGTACCAACCACAGGAACCAATCATGAAGAAACGCTACAAACGACTTCTACTCGCGCTGCTCGCCGTCGCGGGTCTTTACCTAGCTCGTGAAACCGGACTCGACCAGGGCCTCATCGACGAACTGATGGGCGGAATCGTGGACGCGCTCCCGGCTGGAGATCCTGAGTGACGCACGACTACTGCGGAATCCTCATTGTTGTCTCACTGCTAGGAGGCTATCTAGTCGCAGTATTCGACAACTACATGACCCGATTGGGCGAAAAGGACGCTAAGTAAATGGGTATCGGCCTCGAAACCCTGTTCCACCTCGTCTACGAGATCGTCCATTGGACAGTCTCGTGGTGTACGCTCGCTCTCAAGATGATCGAGGCTACGGACGAGGGTGTGAAGATCACAGGCTCGAAGGTCAAACTGCTCAAGCCAGGTTTTCACCTCTGGCATCAGGAGTTGTCGTCGATCTACACGACGAACGTGATGCGGCAAACGCAACCGCTCGCCGACCAACTACTCACGACCCAGGACGGGAAGCGAGTCAGGGTCGGAGGCGTGCTGGTCTATCGCATCAACGATGTCTACAAGTGGCTCATCGAGAACGAAGACTCATCCGAAGCGGTGGAGGAGATGGCAGCCCACGCCTTGCGTGAGGTCATCATCACCAGCGACTTCCTTGACATGCAGGAGGCTCGGAAGCAGAAACGTGACGAGCTGACACGATCCGCCCAGGAGATGCTGGGCATGTTCGGTGTACGCGTGGAGTACCTACGCCTCACCACCTTCGCCGCATCCGAGGCGAAGGATCTACATCACAGCGGCACACTAAACTCTCGCGTATTGGCCGCAACCTCAGAGGAAGACGACGAATGAAGAACCTACTCCTGATTGCTCCGCTCGTGCTCGGCGCGTGCGCGGCTCCTGGCAACATTCCGCTCGACGCGGACGGCCCGGTCGCCCGTACGATCGAGCGCGTGCTGCAACGCACCGAGGCTTACATGGTGATGGAGAACCCGCCCGTGCCTATTTTGCCCCAGACGCCTGGGCAAGTCGCTGCTGCGGCGGAAGTTGCGCGTGCGATGTTGCTCTTGCCCGAGGCCAGCGGAACCATGTTGCTGATAACGATGGCCCCGCTCATGGATTTTCACGACATGCTGGTGTCGATGGATCCTGCGCTTGACGCACTTGAACGGGCAATATATCTGGAAAGTACCGCGCGCCTGCGCTCCCTGTTCAATTCCGTCAACATCCACGAACCCGAACCCGCACCCGAACCCGCACCCGAACCCGCACCCGCACAGTAATCCGACATGCAGCTCCCCGAGCCCGACTATCTTCCTGAATGGGCAAAAATCGCAATCGGCGCCGTACTTGGCGCGGGCGGCGTGCGCTGGTTTTCTGTATACTTGGAAAACAGGCGACTCGCCAAGAAGGAATTTAGGGAGACGCTGCTGGAGCGAATTCGTGAACTGGAGAAAGTGGTTGCAAACCTGCAAAGACGTATGGGGAACTTGCGCGTGGAAATGGCGCACCTCGAAGTCGAGAACCAACAGCTCCGTCGCGATCATGGTTGTCCCGAAAGACCAGAGGAGGCTCATCATGCTGACGATGAAACGAGTGGAAGAAATGATGGCTCACAGCCTTCGTAATCCCGCCAACCTGGCAGAACGACTCGGACTCCTACCCACCTCGGAACAGACAGCGCTCATGGATCGTTTCGCCAAGGACGAGGAGCCGCTTATCCTGGCCGAGACGAAGGACGGCCACCTAGTGCGCGCGGCTGCGCTGTGCGCACTGTGGCGGCTGCTCCTGGTCCCGGGCTCGGCGTGTCGTGTCATTTCATCCTCGCGCAAGTTGTCGCGCGAGTTTATGGGCTTTATGTACGACATCACCACGACAATCGACCCGGTACTCACCTCTGTATGCAAGTGGACGGGGCCGAAGGTCATGCGATTGGGCAACGACGACGCCTACGAGCTGCGTCAGATTTCGAACAATGCTAACTGGCTATGCGACGAGCCTCAAGTGGCCACGACGTTCGTGATTCTCGGTGCCGGTAGCGACGACGACGACTTCATGGCGACGCGCAAGGCTGTTGAGGCCCACGGCGGCGTCGAAGGCGTGCGTAATATCGTCGTTTGGTAGGTCATGGGTCGCTTCACGCGAAAATTCGAGCCGATCTACGAGCGTTGGCGCTCGGACATCCGCCTTTTCGCTCGCGAAGCGATGAATTTCCCCTTCACCTGGCAACAGGAGGAGCTATTCGACCTCGTACAGCTTGAATCATGGCTCGAAGTCGAGAAACGACTCAAACGCATCGCAGTTCGGTCGGGAAAAGGTCCCGGGAAGACTGCTGCGTCGGTTATCGTGGCATTGTGGCGCTGTATCCGGTACGAAGACGCGCTTTGCATCGTCACGAGCCCGTCGATGCGCCAGTGCAAACAGTGGATCGACGAGTGTCAGCGTCTTCTGAAAGACGCGCATCCGGTGATGCGCAGGATGGTGAAGTGCTATGGCACCAAAGTCGAGATCAACAACTCGAAAATCTGGAGCATTCGCACCGCGACGGCCACACGGCCCGAAAACCTCCAAGGCATCCACGAGAAGCGCTTGACCTTCATCGCGGACGAGGCTTCGGGCGTCTCTGCGAAGATCATGCAGACGATCAAGGACACGCTCTCCAACCCGGACGCGCTGTTTCTTGCAATCGGCAACCCGAACACCACGAGTTGCGACTTCTTCACGTACTTTACCTCGAATGCGGACCAATGGCACCGTTTGTGTTGGAATGCCGAGGATACGGCGCGCGATTACCCGCATTTCCTCTCCCCGACGCGAAACAAGCAGATTGAGTGGGAACATGGCCGCGACAGCGATGTTTACCGCATCGCGGTGCTCGGCGAGTTCCCGCACGAGGATCCGAACAACGTGATGGGCCTGCGGGACCTTACGATCTGCACGAAGACCAATCTGCTTGGTTGCGCGAGCATCACAGACATGATGCGCGTAAACAAGTCGCTTGGAATCGACTATTCGCGCTTTGGCGGCGACGAATCGGTCGTTGCGCAGCGCGCGGGGCTCGCCATCATCCACTTCAAGACGTTCGTCAAGACCGAGCCGATCGAAGTGACCGACTACGCGTTCCGCTTGCAGTACGACAGCAAGTGGTCCGATGCCGACTGCTGGTACATCCCCGACGCAGGCGGGATGGGCCAGGGAGTCGTTCACTCGTTCCATGAAGGCAACAAGAATTGTCTGGAATTCAATACGCAGGGACGCGCTTATGACTCGGCGATGTTCGCCGACATCTACAGCGAGGCGTGGTGGATGCTGCGCAACCTCGTGCGCGAGCATATCGTGCGCATCCCGAACGACGCGCGGCTGCTCAAGCAGCTCTCGACGCGTCAATACTACATGGACCGCAAGGGCAAGATCAAGGTCGAATCGAAGGACGAATGGCGTACGCGTCTTGAAATCACCGAATCGCCCGACCGCGCTGACGCCGTTGTCATGGCGTTCTACCCGCATCTCGGCGACCCGGGCAAGGTCATTCGCGCCGGGGGTCACGGACACAGCGTGGGGACGAGAGTACACAGGAAGAGATGATGTGCGCCGAACCTAAATGCCACGGACAACTTCGTGTGACTCACACCTATACTCGTGAGCAACAGAAATTTCAACGGGCGGTGTGTGCTGAATGTGGGAGCATTCATCGCATCGCCTCGACGGCCACCCTCGTCACCGTGCGCGGCGATGGAGCAAAGGCACATGCAGCGCGCGCCCTCAGAGCATCATGCGTAGAATCCTCCTCATCTCCCTTCTGATCGTTTCGTGTGTCGGCTGCACTACAGTCCCGACCAGTCCGCCTATCAGTCCGCCCGCCATTGTTGAATCTCACGTCGAGCCGTGGAACGCCCCCCTATTCGACGCTCTCGTGCTCGCGCTATCGGAGGAGTGCCCGCTCAATGCGGAAGTGAACCTCGCGGTGGCGACTATTCACGCGCCTGTGTGGGGTTTCTGCGCTTGGAGCGAGCGATTCCAGATGTACGTCATCCGCATCGAGTCGCGCCAGGAGATGTACGGCGTGATCTACACACTCGTCCATGAGTGGGCACACGCTATGGTGTGGGACGCTACCCAAGAGGAGCAGTTCGGTCACCACGGGCCGATGTGGGGCGTGGCGCAGGCTCGGGCGTACCGCGTGGTACAGAAGGCAGCGCGCGCGTGGCATGCAGATCATCGCGCACAGGACCCGCCTTTAGAGCCGGAAGGTGGCGGTTCGTGTCTCCGATTTCGTGGCGGGATCGGAGTCGATTTCGGACAGGAGTTCGTCCTCGAAGACTTTGAAGACGATTGCATCTGCGCGCTCAGCCGCTCCTTGTTCTAACTCACGGAAGAACGGCCGCGGGCGAGACGGCCCCACACTGTCCACGACGAACATGAACGGGCGCTGTCCTCGACTCGCCCGTTCTTGGTTGATGCGGAGGCCCTCGCGGTACTGATCGCGCGTGAGACGGCTGACCTGCGCTTCCGTGACTGGTAGCCGTCCGCCGGGGATGCGCGGGTCGTCGTTCTTGTTGTCGAAGAACACCAGCTTGCGTGCGCTGACCGGGGACACGCGCCCCCGGCCGTCGTGATACCAGATCGCCCAGTAGTGGGGGATGAACAGGTCGGCGCGTTGTTGCGACTCGTCGATGATGAGCCGGATCGCCGCCCTGAGCGTGCGCGATCCGATGAGCCTCCTGGCCCGGGCAAGTTCTTGCTCGCCCAGGGCCTCAAGGATCCTTCGGATGATGCGCT